ATGAATCCTTCGTAGTTCCATTCCATAGGTATGAACAAACTATATAATCCCGAGCTAGTCTGTCCATTGCGGTTTCTTTGTGTGACGTCTGATGCATAATATAGTTTTTTAAAGTTATCGCCACCTTTATCAAGAGCATTACTTGTTGAGCCCATCATACACTTGCCAACAACTTTGCTACCTAATCTTAATGTTGTTTTTGTAACCCGCCAGTTATTTAAAATGTTATCCGGACGCTCCCACTTACCTGATTCGTCATGGGCGAGAAGTTTGAGTTTCTCACCGTCATACGAGTTGTCACCTGTGTTCTTCCAGTCGATCGTCGTGTCGAGACCGTCGATTTCCTCTGGCGTCTCGCCTTGGTCGAGTTTACGCCTTGTAAGTTTTGACGCTGGTACCCTGTAGGCGAGCTCCGTCTTTGGTCGGTCCATACCATCTTGTATGGGTTTGAAAAAGAACGGATAGTTGACTGATATGGGTACAACTTTGTCGGTAAACATTTTTTTAGCGTCAGCCCCTGATTTTGATAATATCCCAAATCGTGAGTCGGAAGATATTGTTGCTTGATGCACAAGTTCTGATGACGCCATGAATGAAAAACCAGAGCGTCTGTTTTTGAGATAGCACATACCATAACATCGCTGGTCGGCTTTACATGCTTCCCAGAATATAAAGAAAAGCCTATTTGACTCTCTGTAATCTGCGGCACCAACATCAATTTTGCTCCACTGCAAGAACATATAGTGAGAACCAGTAATGTAAGTAGCCACGCCTCTATTATAGAACCAATATCCTTCTTCACGTCTTTTAAACTCTTCGTCGATATAATCGTACCATTCTTCTTTAAAATTAACTGGGTATCTTTCCCAGTCAAATACACTTTTAATTTTAGCTAATGGTTTAGGGTATTCTGATTTGGTCCAGCATTGATCTTCTATTTTATCAGACGTAGCGTAAACATTATCAGGTATAGCTGGTAAAGCTATTTTAAGGTTTTGTATTTCAATTACATCACCTATTGTACCGTCTTTACTTATAACTACAACATCGTTTTCAACGTCATAGCCATACTCCCATTTTTTATACCTATTATTTCTTTTTAAAACTTTAGGTTTAATGTGGTCTTGTATTACTTTTACTAAAGACTGTTCGTACATTATCTTGATCTGCCTTCAGCAAAACCTTTAAAACTTTTTTCTTTAGTGTTTTGAGGTTTATCTTCAAGCATTGTTTTTTCTTCTTCTATTCTAGCTAATATTTCAAACGCGTCGAATATAGCGAGCTTTTTAGTTGCGGCTGCATTTTTAAGTCTATCTGCAGAAACATCATCTTCAGTATTAGTGATAATTTTTTCTTCAGCAACTTTAATAAGTTCCTCAACTGCTTTTCGCCCAGCTTGGATTATATTCTTCCTCGTCTCCTTTGAACTCATACTTAACTAAAATATCATTTGATTGCATACAATATAGTCTTTGTTTATCTATAATAAACTCAAACTCTCTATTTGATTTAAAACCAACTAAATCACCTTCGTATATACCAAGTGACTCTAGGGTTTTATTACCTATTTTTACTATACCTTTATTCTTTTGCTCTGGCTCTTGAGACCAAGCGTCATTATTTTTTACCGGTATAATAAAACAATGATCACGAACTGGTAACCATTTTACCATACGCTTGTAAAGATATATTTGATCGTATTGACATAAGTACCTATTATCATCAAATGTTTTACTACTATCAACTTCTTTACCTTGATGGTTATAATATCTTCTAAATACATTGTGGTGTATAATTACTTTATCACCTTCTTGTATTGGCGTTTCAAAAGCAGTTGGTACCGTAAGTACCGTTGCTGTTCTGTTTATAAGCTTAAAGTTTTCTATGCTAGAATTAACTATAAGTTTATCGCCGTTTATATCAACTTCATTGTTATACCTCTTTCCGTCTGGTATAACTATAAAATCAAAAACGCTTTTCATTAATATTCTAAATCATATTCAACGGATATAGCCATGTTAGAATTAAATTTCTTCCATGGCAATACCTCATTGTTTTTCTTTATGAATATGTTATAAGAAGCGTCTTCGTCTTCAAACAGAATATGTGATATCTCATGACCACCGTAGACTTGCTGGCCTAACGCATAGTGCATAGCATCATTCTTATAATCAGAACCAATACTGATTTTTCTTATAACAGTACTCATTAGTCTTCTGATTTAACAACACTTAATTCACCATCATCTTCTTTTTCGATTTCAGTGTAAGTGCCGGTCTCTAAATCAATGTTAATAGATCCATACTTCTCCTCTAACTGCTTTTTAGTATCTTCAATACCTTCATTAATACCAGCAATCTTATGAAGCAAAGCGTGTTTATTAGCTTCTAGTTGACCTATTTGATTTACTACTTGACCTAATTCTGCTTGTTGATCTTTAATTTGTTTAAGCTCTTCAGCTGTAATTGATTTTGACATTTAATTTAATTTTATTCTTGTTTACTTTTTTTCGCTTTCTCCCAAGTACGGCCTACAAAATAAGCACCGTATACTGTAATTAACAATGACTGAAATATTGGGATATACTCTTCAGCCACTTTGAACCCGCCAATGTTACCATCGAAAAATGCTAATGCCGTAAATATAACAGTAAGATATATTAACACTAGCGGGCGGATATTCTTTGATAAAAATGAATCTGATTGCATATCAAGTTTCCAGCGCTCACTTATTTGAGTCTGCGCATCTTGATCTGCTTTCTCTAACAACTCTTGAATCTTTTGTTTAGCAGCTAATCTTTCTTCGTCTGTAGTTGTAAGTTTATCTATTACATTACCTACGTCTTTAATTAAACCACCGGTTAAAAGACTTAAAAGTTTTTTCATTTTTTAGTTTCTACTTTCTTTTTCTTTTCGGTTTTTAAAGTGTCTTTAGCCATAGGATTTGCTAACACTTGTTCTTTAGCTTTTTTAGCTTGTTTTTTTGTTATTTTCTTTTCGCCGAAAAGTAAATTAGCCATGTCGCTAAGATCAGGATCGCCTTCTTGATGTAAAGCTGAACCTCCACTCATACCAGTAAATGTAGCTGGTGATTTGTATTCTTTAGCATTTTTTGGTTTTGAATCTGGTGACTTCATACCTTTGTAAAGATCTTTTCTTTGTTTATTTTTGATCTCTGTAGCAGTAGGTTCAGTTGGACCAAAACCACCTGTTGGACCAAATGGATCATAACTATCCGCTTCTGCTTTAGGTTTACTAGGTATTTTTCCTCCTTCTTTAGATTTGCCCCCACCAGTTTGTTTAGCTGGTGAACCGTGGTCCATTTTATATGGAGACATTTCTATGGCTGACGCTTTATCGTCAACTGGCATATCTTTTAATAAATCTTTTTTCTCTTGTTTAGCTGACTCCCTATGGAGCATTGACATGTGCATTGCAGAACCTTCCATCATAAGCCCGGTAGTTTTACCTTTGTGATCTTTCATTTGTATGCAATGTTTGTGCATTGGTGAATACGGCATTGTTTTATGTTTTTAGTTTATTATTTAAATCAAACTTGTACCTAGTAAGATGTACTGTTCTTTTTAAATCACCAGTAAACTTACATATTAAGTTATTTTTATCTTTTAGTTTGTATTTTACTTTTACTGAATAACCATTACGCTTATTAAATAAGTGTGTTACAAAAGTATCTTTGTTTCTTTTGATTATTCTTTCTTCTATAACATCTTCATTCCAAGGATTGTAGTTAACAACCTGTGATACACCGTAGTTTCCTACGTAAATCATTGTAATGTATTTAGATGTTTTGCTTTCCCACCAACCCGCAAAATTGTCTTGGCTAAAAGCTGTTAATGTAATTAAATTAAATAATAGTGCTAAAAATAGTTTTTTCATAATATTAGATTAAATTGTTATACTAATATTATCACTTATTTTTTGTTTTTTTTAGGCAGGAGGTAAAAACCAGTTTCTTGAATTTTCTAAAGCTTCTTCTTGCTTTAATCTTACTTCAGCTTTGCCTCGCTCTATAACGTCTTCATACACGTTTATTTGTTCATTAGTTAGGATTGTAGGTAAGGTGTCTTGTTTAAAAACTCCAGAATTAGTAAAGTCATCTCTAACAACACTAACTGTTTCTTCAAATTGATCTGGGGTTATTTCTTCTCTAACCAAAGCGCCATATGCTTCATCTAAAGTATTAGATAATTTACTAGACTTTCTAGCTTGTTTTTCTTCATCTGCATACCCGTCCGCAGAAGGTGTTAAAACATATGTAAGATCAAATCTATTTCGCTC